GGACTTCGTGTCTGCAAGGATGCGTGTCTTGACCCGGATCATCCACAGCTTCAGTTGGGCCGGATCAGGATTTTCGATCCACAGACGCTGGACAGCCCACGGCCAGACCTCGCCAAAGTAGCCAGTCAGAGCCTGTTTGGCTGGGACCCCGTTGGCGCGGCGCACAGTACGGCGGCTTTGGGACAGGTAGGGACAGTAACGGTTTCAACATAATAGGAGATGAATATGCCCCAATCGGTATTTAAGGACAAAAAGCGCAAGGCCAAGAAGAAGAAAATGAAGGGTTATAACCAAGGCGGTATGGTTACCAAGCGCGGGATTATGCCGACCAACCAGAAAACCGTTCAAGCCAGGGGTATGGGTGCGGCTACGAGAGGCGGAAACTTCAAGGTCTAATCATGAACTACACCTCCCTCCTATCGTCCGTACAGACGTATACGCAGAATTCGGAGAGTACCTTCGTTGCTGAAATCCCCAACATGGTCAAACAGGTTGAGGATCGTATTCAGCATATTATCCAGCTTCCGGTATTCCGCAAAACGTCTTCGGGGACGGTGACAGCGTCGAACAGGTTTTTGGCGACACCATCGGACTTCGTGGCGGCGTATTCACTGGCGGTGTTGAATGGGTCATCGGAATATTCGTTCTTGTTGAATAAGGACGTGGATTTTATCCGGGAAGCCTTCGATCAGACTACCGATACCGGGCTTCCAAGGTTTTATGCGGTGTGGGATCACGACACGTTCCTTTTAGCCCCAACGCCAGATAGTGGATACACGACGCAGCTAAATTATTTTTACAAGCCAGAGAGCATCGTCACGGCAGAGAACACTTGGTTGGGCGATGAGGCCGAAGCGGCCATGCTGTATGGCACTTTGGTAGAGGCTTATACGTTCATGAAGGGAGAACAGGACCTGATGCAGTTATACGAGCAACGCTACAAAGAGGCGTTGGTCAAGCTGAAGGAACTGGGTGACGGCAAACTCCGTCAGGATATGTATAGATCAGGGCAAGTTAGGGTCCCGGTGCAATAATGCTTATAAATCCGCTTGCAACCGCAGAGGTAGGGACTGTAACGGTTCACACTACGTGCAATAGAGGTCATTCTGCTGAAGAATTGACGGAAATGGCCTTGAAAAAGATCATCCACATCAGCGGCGATATGCCAGAACCGATAAGGGCGCAGGTTATGGCTTACAAAGGTAGTCTTCGTGATATACTGTTGTTCTATATACGTCAGGCAATGTTGAGCGAACGGGTAACGATCAGGGCCGAAATAGCGGCTGAAATGAAGGAGAACGGGTAGATGAGTATAACTCAAGCATTATGCACCAGCTTCAAACAGGAGATTCTGGTTGCGGAACATGATTTTACGACATCTGGTGGCCACACAATAAGGGCGGCGCTTTATACGAGCAGCGCCTCTCTGGGTGCATCGACCACGGCCTACACCTCGTCAGCCGAGGTATCTGGCACCAATTATACAGCTAAAGGTAATTCTCTGACGCGAGTAACGCCAACCACGTCGGGGACTACGGCATTAACGGATTTTTCCGACACGACGTGGTCAACAGCGACAATCACGGCACGGGGTGCGCTGATCTACAATGATTCGCATTCTAGTGATGCATCAATATTGGTATTGGACTTTGGTGGGGACAAGACCTCCACGGCAGGGGATTTCACGATCACGTTCCCCGCTGCCGATGCCAGCAATGCGATTATCCGTATAGCGTAGTGAAATGTACACGGAGATGTTAGCATGGCGTGGGGCGTTAGTGGTTGGGGCCAGGGAACGTGGGGGACGAGCGGGGTCACAGTCTCTGTCACAGGGGTATCCGCGACAACAGAGATCACCTCATTTAACGGCTGGGGCGTTGACGCTTGGGCCGACTACAGTTGGGGTGGAGAAAATCTCAACGCAGTCACAGTTACGGTTGTCGCAAACGTCACGATTAATGTCACAGGCGAAGCCGGTACATCCGCTCTCGGTACGGTTGCCACAGTCACTAACAACAATCTCTCTGTCACAGGTGAGGCAGGAACCACAGCCACAGGAACGGCGGTTGCGTCAACCACTGTCACGGTCTCTGTCACAGGGGTATCCGCGACAACGGCGATCACCGTCGATACGGCTTGGGGCAGTGACACTTGGGGTGAAGATTCCTGGGGCGGCAGCAACGTCCCTGCGGTGGATGTCCTGCTTGTTCTCTCGGTCCCGGTTACAGGTGAAACAGGGACGGGTTCTGTTGGTACAGTTACCGTCATTGGTAAAGCGGTTGTGTCCCCAACTGGCGAAGCTGGGACGGGCAGCGTTGGTGACGAGTCGATACTTCTTGTTACCAATTTGGCCGTTACGGGGGTCGCAGGGACAACTTCAGTGGGTGCCGTTTCGATATCAGGCAACGCCCCTGTTGCGGTTACAGGGCTTGGGATGGTCATGTCGAGTGGAGAAGAACTTGTGTGGGGCGAGATCGTGACATCACAAACTCCAAATTGGTCAGAAATTAAAGCAGCATAGGAGCATTAAATGGCAAGCACAGCATCAGACTTAATTAAATTCGAGAAGATGGCCACGGGCGAAAAGTCCGGCACATGGGGGACACTTGCAAATACCGCGATGTCGCGGATAGAAGAGAGTATTGCCGGGTTCAGGGCAATCACTCTTGCGGGCAGCACCTACGTCCTTGACGATACCCAGTATCTTGAAAATTCCACTACTACCTCCGAGAGCCATTTGGCTATGGTCAAGGCTGTCGGCACCCCTGGCGCGTCCCGTCAGATCACCGTGCCTCTTAGGACTAAAATTTACCTGTTCTGGAACGCCGTCACTACCTACGACATGACGGTGGCCGGGGCATCCGGCGACAGCGTCACTATTACCAACGGGAACCTTGCTTGGGTCTTCTGCGATGGTACAAACGTAGAACTTGCTTCGCCAATGTTTACAGCGGCGGGGATAATCAACGCTTCGGCCCTTCCTGCGGCGTCCCTGACGGCGGCAGGTGGTATTGAGGTGGCCACGGTGGCTGAAACCAACACCGGTAGCGATGCCACAAGGGCCGTCTCTCCGGATGGACTTGATGGGTGGACAGGGTCTGCACAGGTTACAACGCTTGGCACTGTTGCTACTGGCACTTGGCAAGGCACAGCAATTAACCAGTCTTATTTAACCGGACAGAGTGGCACTAACACAGGTGACGAAGTTGCCTCGTCAGCTTCAACCGCTGGCGTTGTCGAGTTAGCCACAGACGCAGAGACTATCACAGGAACCGACACTGCCCGTGCGGTCACAGCAGCTAATGTCACGGCAGTTCTACAGGCCCCCGGTAAATATACTGGCAGGACGAAAGGTAGTGACCTTTCCTCCGCGTCTCCGCTGGTTATAGGCACCACGGGGGATATGCATGATGTAACAGGTACGACAAACTTCTCTGTTATGACTGTCGGCGCAAACCGATTGTTTGTCTTACAGTTCGATGGTGTCCTTACAGTAACCCACGGCTCGGATATTGTCCTTCCCGGCGGAGCCAACCTAACCACAGCGGCTGGTGACGTTTGGACTTGTTTTTCTACAGCGTCGAATACGGTTATCGTTACGAATGTTGCTACTGCTGCGGCTGCGGGTGGTGGTCCCGATCTTCAAGAATTCTCTTCATCTGGCACATGGACGAAGCCATCAAGTGGCTCTTACGCCCGTATCGAAGTTTGGGGGGGTGGCGGTTCTGGTAGTTCTGGAACTGCTGCAAACTCAGGGGGTGGTGGTGCGGCATATAATAGATTAACGATTGATCTTTCTGACTTGGGGTCAACGGAAGCTGTCACGATTGGCGCTGGTGGTGCGGCAAGGTCGCCAAATTCCTCTGGACTCGCTGGCGGCACAACCGATTTCGACACTCTCGTCTATGCCTATGGTGGCGGTGCCGGGGCGCAAGGCGATAATAACGGCGGCGGCGGGGGCGGTGGGGGGGGGGGCCGCAGTCGGCACAAATGGATCAAGCGTTGGTGGCCCTGGTGGAGCAGGTACTTTCGGCACGGCTGGTGGTGCTAGTACCGATGGAACTGGAAATGCTGGTGGTGGTGGTGCAGATTACCAAGGCGGGACGTGTGGTGACAGTATATGGGGTGGCGGCGGGGCCGGTGGATATAACACCACTTCCGGGGATTCTAATTATGGTGGCGGCGGCGGGGGCCAGCAAGTCCAACCCGGCAGTCAGTATGGCCGTTCCCAGAATGGTGGTGATGGTGGTGCAGTGAGCCAGGATGGCAGTGTTCCTGGTGGAGGTGGTGGAGCCGGTCCGGTCACCACCGGCAACAGCGGCGCGGGGGGCAACGGCTTCTGTCGAGTAACGGTTTTTTAAGGAGAAGAAAATGATAAAAGAATATATTAAAACCGCAACCGGGAAATGGGCCAACAGGATCACCCTTTCTGATGATTGGACCGGAGCCGAAGGCGAATGGCAACTCCCAATCGGATGTGAGTTTGTTGATGCCGAAGGTGACCCAGGCTTCATATGGAACGGTACATCGTTTGATGGTCCAGAACCGCCGGTGGGAGAACCACTAACGGGTGGAGCATTGGAACTCTTCACAAGGGTCAACGCCCTGCTAGGTTCTAGCGATTGGACTCAAGACAACGACTCGGGGCTGGACGATGATGCTAAAACCAGTTGGGCAACGTATCGCCAGAGATTGAGGGATTTATCGGCGTCAACTGAAGACCCTGATGAACTGACGTGGCCCGAAGCGCCCGAGTAAATCGGATGAATTTTTTGGATGACTTTGTATAATTTACCAGAAACAGATGTTGAACACGAAAGATGGTGCTACTGGGATAACGCATTTACCGAAAATAAGATTGAAGATATTAAACATATCTGCTCCAAACTTACATTAGAGAACTCTACGGTAAGTGGTGAACTTACACCAAAGGAGGCCAAAAAATCACGAAATAATAAGGTAGCATGGATTCCTATTGGGCCGGAAAATGACTTTATCTATTTAACCATTGCAAACGTCATTTCTAAGATCAACTCACAATTCTATCAGTTTGATCTTTCTGGTATAGGGGAACTAATTCAATATAGTGAATACCATGTAGGCGAACATTACAAAGCATGGCATACTGACAACATGGATAAAATACAAACATACAGTATGCCGAGAAAGTTATCTTTAACTATGGAACTTTCTAAACCAGAAGAATATGAAGGTGGAGAACTACAATTGAGGTATTGTCAAAAAGTAGATACATTCTCTAGTAATTATGGACGGATGATTGTATTCCCTTCATACACACTTCACCGAGTGAAGACAGTCACAAAAGGAGTCAGGAAATCCTTAGTTGTGTGGGTAGCTGGGCCTAAATTTAAATGATTGATAAATTTACCGTTATAGAGAATGTAGTTTCAAAGGGTATTTTCGTAGGTAAATCGCAATGAACAAGGCCGTCGATTATGTCCAGCAGATGTCCAGCGATACCGTTGGCAAGATTAGTGTCACCCTAGGCGGCGGCGGGACCACAGTTCAGATCATCACCGAGTACACTAATCTTTTCATTCTTGCCGGACACGCGCTGCTGGTGGCTGGGGGCCTGTTTTTGCTGTCCTATAAAGTAAGGGAGCGGTGGAAGAAGAAAGGAAGTGATTAAACTTTCTCTTGTCCTGAGTTTATTGTTCCTATTTGGATGCGTAGCCGACATAACCAAGCCAGAAGTTACGGGTACGTCCGTCATTCGCATTAACAGTAATCAGTGCGGTCCAACACCGGTCCTAAAGAGAGAGATAAGTCGATTAGGAGAAAGTTTAACCGCATCGGCATTGATGAGAGTAGCACCGACTGAAACGGTAATCGTTAGTTTTTTCAGCAACCAAGATGGTGAGTGGACGGTTATGATTGACGGAATGAATGGTATCTCCTGTATGGTGTTATGGGGCAAATACTGGATGGCGGCGGGGCAAGAAAGTTGAAGGTACTTTTTGTTGGACTCATTAGTTTAATTATTTCCGGTTGTGGATTACCAGTGCCGTTATCATGGTTTAACTATGGACGCACAGCCTATGATGCAAACCAGATTGCAAAAGACGATACCACAACAGCGGACGCCGCGCTAAGTATGACTACAGGAATGGACTGCCAGCTTTTCAATGTACTGGATGGCAAAGAAGTGTGTGAGGAGAAGAAGAAAGAATGAACACAATTACCTTGATGCTGACCATAACAGCGGTAGTCTATGCGCTGCTCCTCAGTAATGTGTGATGACGACCTATGACCACTGGTCACAGGTTCCGCGCACATTCACGAAATGGCCCTGGAAACACTTCCGCCCCGTTGAGATGGCGTGTCGAGGTACGGGAAAGCTGTCGGTTCATCGTGGATTGCTTGATCGTCTTGATATTCTACGTAGTCGTTGCGGTTTTCCTATTGTCATACTCTCTGCTTTTCGTACTTCCTACCACAATGCTTTCGTGGGCGGCGCACCGTTTAGCTCCCATCTCAAGGCTGTAGCGGTAGACTTGTCGATAGTCGGGCAGGATAAGAAGCTGATGGAACAGATTGCCAAGGAAGAAGGATTTACAGGCTTTGGTTATTATAGAACCTTCCTTCACATAGACCTTGGACGCCCTCGCACTTGGGGGATGAAGTGGTGAAAGGCTATGAGATTTTTGAAACTATCCCTTATTGGGACTTTAATGGTATTGATCCCTTCAATCTTGAATGCGGCTGACTCCAATACGGTGGTCACGGACAAGACCCCACCGACAGCTTCAGCGCCGAGTATCGTTATTAACAATAGTGACGTATGCAAAAGCACCGCCAGTGCCGCCATCCAAACTCAAATCCTGGGGTTCGCGTCTGGCATCACGATCACCGATGAGAATTGCGAAAGGTTAAAGCTGGCAAGATCGCTTTACGGCATGGGGATGAAGGTTGCTGGCGTCAGCATCCTTTGTCAGGACGCTAGAGTTTTTGACGGTATGTGGATGGCTGGTACACCTTGTCCTTATGAGGGCCAGATCGGTGACGATGCCAAACAGGCTTGGCTGGATAACCCTGCTGCTGTCCCAGAGGGCAGTGACCTCAAAAAAAAAGTAGCGGCGCAGGAACAATAGATAATGATGAAGAGCCTAATACATTCGTATATCTCAACGTCGTCGGCATTGCTATTGGGATTATCGCTCTGTTTTTTGGTTTTCCCTTCCTCCTATTCTGAGGCCGGTGACGGAGTGGATTCAAACACGATTACATCAGGGACTGCTACAAGTTCATCCACCGGCACGGCGACGGATACCGTGGTCAACAATGCTGATGGATCGCAGACCACCACCACGACGACCCCACTGACCACCACCACTACAGCAACAACCGTGACCCAGACCTCCGTTGGCAACGTGAACCTTAATCCCTCGTTCGCGGGTGGCACCAGCACCAACTGGACCCTAGCGGCTTGCGGCGGCAACGGGTGCGCCTTCGATAGCAGCGTCGGCTTCAAGACCTCCTACGGCTTGGGAAAGATTACACAGACACTGGACAGCGACGATCTACTGGATGCGGACATCAGTGCTACCGAGGCGGCACAAGGAATGACGTTCTCCTTCGGAGCCGATGTGGACAATAGACGCAACAACAGCTACGGCACTGGAACCTTCAGCGGTCAGCGGCCTGACACTTGGGCAATCAAGCTAGAGATTTTCAACTCAGGCGGCACTTCTCTGGGGTCAACTACCATGACCGACACCGAAGCGGTGCAGCAGGTCCAGACAGGGACGCTACACATAGCCGCCGGTAATGTGATCGATAACGCCCTGCTCACAATGAGCGGCGTCGATGCCGGATACTGGTCCGGATGGTATGGACCCCGCTTCGATGATGTCTTCACCAGTTATCTTTATAATGAAATTTCTGTAGAGATATCGGAATCAACTAC